ACATGAAGTCTAAACGTTCAATTAAGTGCTCTCTTGCTTTACCATGACCACCAAGATCACCATATGATTCATTGATAATACTAATAAGTGTTGAACCTAAAGTATTTGTACCAGCTGAAGCTAATAATCTTTCATCTATAATATCATGTCTTTCATCTTTGGCAGCCTTAGCTTGCTCCTTATCAGCATTCTCAATTATAGCTAATTTAGACCTTTCTATAGTTGGCCAGAAAGTTTCAGCTAAAAATTCATCACTTAAATCAGCCTCATCTATGGTATTTAAACCAATATTTTTTAAATGCTCATCTAGTAATTTTTCTTTCTGTCCAGTTGTAGAGTTAAACCAAGTGATTTTTACACCTGTATCTTTATCTATATAAGAAAGTTCATGCTTTACTTTATTTAAACTAATAGAAAGTCTTGAAGCTTCAGTCTTGGCTAGTATTTCTTTAAAGATTACTGAACGATTACCTGTTAGATTTCTTAAATCCTCAGCTAAATCGTTATCTCCCTTAGCTTCTGCTTCAGCAGCTAGTGAATTATAATAACCAACATCAGCTTGGTAATTAGCTTTAGTTTCAGATCTTCTGTTAAATGCTGTTAGATCAGCATAAGTTGCATTAGTTTTACTAGCAAGTATCTTAGCTTCATTCCGTAAGACTCTATCGTTATTCTCTTTCCGTTCTTCTAAGAAAGTACCGAGGGTTTTAGAGAACTGTCCAACTTCTTTAATTGTTTTATTAAATTGATCAGCATTAGCTTGACGAGCTTGATCATTTAATCTTCTCATTTCTTCAGCAGAAGCCTCACCTTCCATTTCCTCTTGGAATCTTTTATCCATAAGAGGTAAATAGTCAGCAGCGGATTCATACTCGAATACAGGTTTTTCTACTACCATGATTTAAATTCAGTTTCTGAATATTCCTGTGTTTTTAGCCCAACCACCGCTGGCTATACCCATTACACTACTACCAATACTTAAAGCATCAGTAAACATAGCCATACCAACATTTTGGTATACGGGTCTTGGTGTTGGAACTTCTTCCATAGGTGCTTGCCAAACTTTAGCGAACTCTCGACCTTTAGCTGCTTCAGCTTTGCGTCTATTTGCTACATTAGCTTCTTTTATAACATCTCTAGCATCAGTCAGTTTAGATGCTTGTGCTGAATAGAAACGTCCTAAAGCTGCACGCTCCATAACACCGACTCTTTTAATTGATCTTCCTGTACGACCTGAAGCAGTTAAGTCTCCAAACTTACTTTTCTGCATTCCTTTAATAAGTGCTTGTTCACTTTGTGCAAGCATCTTACTTCTTAATCTATTAACAGCTACCTGACCTTGTGAGTATGACCTCATTAAGCCTTGGTTTATGTTAGTAAGATTTTGATCGTACTGATTTAACGCCTGTTTATAACGTGCATTCTTTTGTAAATGCTTACGTTTACGAACCTTTTCACGGTATTCGTATTGACGACGCATATTTTTGTTAGCGGTTCTAGCGCTAGATCCTAAGCACACGGCAAAACTCTATAAAGGACAATTGGTTAGGACCATAAGTTAGTTCTCTTAAGAACTTGAATCCTAAAAATTTGAGTAGTTTTAAATGAACGGTATTCCGTTTATCTATAATATTCCATAAAAGCGGTTCTTCTCTACTCTCAATGAATCGCTTTGCTTGTCTGACAAATAGAGATCTATTCTCAAAGATGACAGGTGTAGTTAACATCCATATGATTCCTCCAGTATCAACACCAGCCATTCCAGCAACATTGCCTTTAGGTGATGAGAAATATATGCAGGAGCCTTCCTGAGCTTTGGAAAGTAACCATTTGGTTGGATCTATACCATAACCTTCTTCGACCTCTCTACGGTCATCTGGGCGTAGATTAGAGGCTACCTCTTGAGCAGCCTCCATCGTGATAGGGTGGATGTAATTAGGCACGTTGATAAAATCTACTTGTATATTCTCCTTCCCAGGTCATCGAATGTAAGATGGCTGGTGTAGGATTAGTTGATTTAAGTTGTACTGTTAAGTTTGTATTCCTTTCATATACTGGTACAGTTTGTTGAGCATCTTCTACTATACCCACTCTGTTAGCACCATACGCATTTAATATTGTTGATTCATATGTTTCAGTGTAGTCATCTTTACCGATTCTTTTTAATGTAGTTTTATAACTACCAGCTGCACCAAAACGTAACTTAAGTCTATGTACTATTAAAGATCCTTGAGTATCAGATTTCCATCTCTCTCCAGTTTGAGATTGATTATAAATAGTAGGGAACTCAACTTCCATATCATATAAGTAACCTGCTATAATATTCTGACCAGTCCAGTCACCATCAAATTCTATATTTGAACCATTGACTTCAGCTAATCCATATCTACCTTCATTATTACCTTGGATATGGCAGTATACAGCTAACTGTTTAGTACTGTGATTAAAACTATTCGGTTTTGAGAAAGAAGTTTTTTTAGTAGCTACATCATATGTTAAACTACCTGAAGATATAATAGCACTATTATCTAAATGTATCCTATAGGTAACATCATCTGTTGTATCAGCTGTATCTTTATCATCTGTAATAGTACGTGTAGCATCATCTATTTTGATATCAAATCTTTGTAATACATCTAAATTACCATCACCTCTTATAACTGCATATACAGCATCATCTAAGACACAATGATATTGTATGTTTCCACTGAGTTCCCATTCAAACCAGGCTTGTTGAATCATCTTCTCACCTACTCTGAAATATCTGTACCCATACATATTAGGAACATTTTTTTCACTAAAAAATATAAGATTATTTTCTCTAGAGTTAGATACTAATCGTAAATCTTTTTCAAATAAACGTTCAACAACTTTACTTTGATCTAAAACTTCAGGTTCACCCTCTCTAGCAATTCTAGCCATCTCCATGAATCTAGAATATCTACCAGCATTATCTAGAAAACCAATTGTTGTACCTAATGATATAGGGTTTGTTTGGTAATTAAAATTATAAGATGACAAACTATTTATTTTAGCAGTCTCAGGACTCAGTACATCACTATCTGTTGTCAACATGAACTGTTGATTTTTAGTAAATAATACTAAACCAGCATTAGTTTGTATACCATCATATACAACAGCTGGAAATTCAGAACTACAGGACAAATCTATATGGTCTGTAGCACTAAATGTCATAGCAGATTTTGGCCAGAAATTAAAGAAGCCACCAGGCTGTGACATTATCACATTCTCTTGGCTTAAAAATACTAATCTATTTCTAAAGAATAGCATTTTATTTATACCATAACCAATGAAAGAAGGTTCTTCAGCTGTTACTGGATCTCCGACTAAGCAATCTTCCCAAGCATCAACAGTATAAGATGTTGTTACACCGCTAATAGTAATATTATAAGATGATCCGTCTAATTCAGATAATCTAAAATTACCATCTGCTGTCCTGATAAGAGTAAGAGGCATTGTAGCAGTATCAAACTCAATGTTTCTACCAGGTTGAGCACACTCTTCCCAAGTGCCAGGACCATCTTTATTATTAAATCCTATAAATTTAACATAGTAATCATCTTGATTTGATTCACTATTTTTAACACGAACTACATATCCATGTTTACATTGTCTTGGTAAATCATCTACATTCTGTATACTATCAGTCAATACTGTCATCAATTCAGGAGCAGGTGTAGCCATATTAAAAGCTGCATCTGTTCTTGTTATATATAAACCAGTACCTATTTGTGAAACAGTAAATCCAGGATTAGCTACAATACCACTATAAATATCACCTAAAATACTATCAGCTGTAACAGCAGTATCTTTATCAAATGGTGTAGGATTAGGTCTAACTAAAGCAAGGTTAGCTTTAACTGTTGAAGGACTATGATCTGCAACAGTAACTGTATAGTCACTTGCTGCTGATGCATTATACATCCTGACTTTTATAACATCACCTGTCTGCCAACCTTCACCACCATATAATAAATCAAGTTTAACTTGGTATCTACAGTAGTAAGTAGGGCTTGAACCTCCTATAGTAGTAGGTTGACCTGTAGTAGTAATACGGAAATATAGATTTGTACCTCTAGTAGTTATTGCAGCTCCAGTTGAATCTTGTAATGATATGAATGAACTGGCATCATTATAATTTACTGAGAATATCTGTATTCCTACACTATCACATGTTCCATTATTTTCTAAATCATCAGGAGTATTAGCATTAGCTTGTGTATATGTAACATCTAACCTTGTAGCTGTATCCACTACTTGTGTGGTTGTGTTATTATAAACATTTAATGCATACTGAGTTGAGTACTTAATCTGTTTTAATTCTACAAAAGCTTCATAAGGTCTAGCTGGTTCAGTAGTGCTAGACATAGCAGTAGTTATTTTTCTATTACTTAAATAAGTACTATCATTCAAGGTTAATGTTTGTATATCTTCATCAGAAGTATGTGTTAAATAAGTAGTACAGTTAGGATCTGCTACTACTACATCTTTTGTAGAGCCATCCAAACAACTCCACATATTTACATCACCAGTTCTACTAATTTGTCCTATATACTGCTCGGCTTCATCTCTATAATAACTGAACCACTTCCCATCAGTTTGGGAATTTAAAGCGGTATCAGCATTATGACTTAATGATTCTATTAATGTACCACCTGGACGTTTCATCAAACCACGAGTAACATCTGGTAGTACATTTTTTGCTGAATTTACCTGACCTGGGGCTTTTAAACTATCAGGCTGTTGTGACATACCAGCTGTGTATGAGGGTATGGTTTGAGTAATACTTGCCATTAACGTTGTAAAGCTACATAAGGTTGATAAGATTTATATGATGTTTCATGTGGCCAACCCATAAAATTAGGGTCACCTACTTGACATTCATATTCCATACATGAAGCTCTAAGTTGAGCCTCTTGTTGTTGTAACATCTGTACCAAACGAGGGTTAGATACTAATTGAGCAGCAGCTCTTGAAGAAGCTCTAGCAGCAATGTACCGTTGAAATACAGCAGGTAAGTCTGTTAATTTATATAATCTCACAATATCTACATACAAATCATTTGTGAAAACATCTGTATGATCTACTAAATCATATAATCTACCATCACGTACAACAACATCTTTTGTTTTATCCCATGAATCAGTTATATCATAACTTATTGTCTGAGCTGGTAGGGTAATATATCCATTACCATCTGGTGTTAATTTGACATGATGTTCTGTATTGAAATGCCATCCTTCGTTTTGTACATCTTTATTTACTTCTGTTAATATATTATATACAAATGCAACTTCTGGGTTATTATAGTTCAGGGTTGTAATGGGGGACTGACCAATGCTACCCAGTATTGAATTCACTGCGGATAGTTCTGTATCGGTGTCAACTGTTGTGGTAGCCATAAATAAAAAAAGAGGGAGCCCGAAGACTCCCTGTATATGTTGGTTAAATTAAAAATATTATCCGAATGCTGTAGGTGCAGTTGCTGTACCAGCGTACAGTTCAACAGCAGCAGCTGGGTTAAGGAAATCTGCTCCCATTGCCAGACGTCCGAGGATAACATCACCTTGGTAGATGACTGATACGTCCCCGCTCGTTACCTGGACTTGAGGGCCAATAGCCTCTACTACCCCTGCAGCCTCTCTCTGGAAGATAAGCCCACATGAATTGGCAAACTTAGCAGCTTGACCATAATCATTTTGAGTAGTATTATGCTCATCACCCATTGCATCACCAACGAATGAACCAGAATTACCTGGATCTGCTACGTTAGCGTCAGTGGTTCCAGCAGTAGTACCATAGATAGTACCATGCTTACCAAAGAATGGGATATTCATTGATTTGAAGATCTTGATACCAGCAATCTCAATGATACCATTACCTCTTTGTAAGGTGTCACCTTGCTCGTCACGATTAACTAATCCGTTTGTGCCTACGGCTTGGATTAATTCATAGTATTGACGTGGGTTAAGTACCCCGACTCTTCCTTCAGAACTTACACCCTTCTCATCTAGTGCCGCAGCGGCATCATAGAAGGCGTTTATTAGGGATGCAGACGCATAGGCATCTGAAAGTTCAGCGTTAGATCCAACACGGATTTGTGTTCCGCCTGGTTCTACAAAGTTAGCTTTAGTAATTGGAGATGCTTTACGTGCAGCTTTAGAAATTGCACGGAAGATCTTTCTGTCATAATTTTCTGCTAATGCATAGCCGATCTTACGACTTATTTCACCACGCAAATCATAATGCGCAAGTGTCTCATCGAGCTCATATACGAATGCGGATGAGATTAGAAGATCATCAACTGTGATAGTCTTCTCAGCGACTGGAGGAGCTCCGTCACTGTTACCTAGTATACTGTTACCTGGTGTATGATATTCGGCGTTTGTGCGACCCGTGTAGATGAACTGCAAAGATTTGCCGTTCTTAAGGGTACGCTTCATTACGAGATCCCTAGCAATTGTATTGCGCTGGAATCCTTTGAACATCTCACCCGAAAACAATTTTAGGTACAACGCTCGCCTGGCTGTAGTGGTACTTTGAGCACCATTATCAGCACCTGGAGCAGTCAGTAGAGCGGTATTTGAACCACTCGTAGTCTGATGTGCCATTGTTCAGAGTAAGTTTACAAAATTAACTTGCTCTAAGATCTTAGAATTTTTTCAAAATATTTGTGGTCTATCCCACCGTCTAGACAGCTTAAGGGTATCCACCGTAGCGGGCCAAAAGCCAATTAGTCAGAGGTCCGACACTGAGGTGCCTCTGACCTATGGTAGTTTACATGTAAGGTTTCTACCATGATGAAAAAGGATAACAGTAAGAATACCATTATCCATAATTCATTAATTTTATTCACCGAGAAGAGCTTCTTCTAGTGATTGAGGCATATCATCATCCTCATCAACACCTGGGGGTTGGTAGTCACTAGGATTAGTATCTACCTTTTCTTCAGGTTCAGGTGAGAACGACGTTACACCTGCTCTCATAGCATTGTTTTGATGTGCCATTAGAACTTAAACTTAGCACCTATCTTAGTACCGTATGCTGTATCAGCAGTCTCATCTGTAAGGAATGAGATCTCTCCATATACATCTAACTTCTCTGATGCTGCTACGGAACCTCCGAGCTTACCTGAGAAATCAGTTGTACCATCAGCTCCATCTGCAGCTGCAAAGGCGGGGCCACCTTGAACATAGTATCCAAGTTGACCAACGTTTCCTTCATAACCTAGATGAAGATCAGTTGTTCTAGAGGTAAAGTCATTACCTGTATAAGATGCGTTTGACTCGGCATTTACATAGACGCCAGCCATTGCAGGAGCTGAAGCAAATGAGATTGTAGCTAGGGCTAGTGCAATTGTTTTCATGTTAAATTAATTAAATGTTATTTTGTGTAAGTTACACCACGATACTTAAGTGTTACCATTAGTAATCTCCAAGTACCACAACCCCGTTCCATGTTGTGGATGCATGCGTCCTTGTGAAAGGATGAACGGACGTGGTGTTTTGTGTTACATTCCAGAAGGTATTCCTAAATGTAACCGATTATCATATATATTTTCATCAGTTGACTGGTAATGGAGAAACACTTGAATACAAGTATCTCCTTGAAATTTATTTCTCCAATGCTCTAATTCTGTACCTGAATATATAAGCATATCTCCAGGTGTAAGCTTAACTTCAATATCTGGCTCAAGATAAATAGACCAAGGATCACCACTTAAGTTTAAGGTAGCTGATATTTCACAACTAGGTCGATCTCTATGTCTATGCAATATAGCACCATTCTTATATATTCGTGAATACGTATAAGTAGGATAGAGTTTAAGTCCTGTCTCTTCTTCCATCTTAGGTTGGATAGTAGTTAAGAGTGTATCTGTAGCAATATCACCATAATTAGTGTATGCATTTGGACACTGTGGATCACCATCCATACCAAATAGATTAGGTGGGAACTTATACCATTGCGGTTTTAAACTTTCATGGACTTGTTTTTTTAATAGCAAATAATCTGATACGAATTTTGAAAGTTCGACAGAAATAGAGTTTCTTACTATTTTATATTTATCTGAGTGGAAAGTCATGTTAAGCTATTGGGGAGATTTCTTCAGCCGCTAAATCTAGCGGGAAGTTATGGGCGTTCCTTTCGTGCATCACTTCCATGCCAAGGTTAGCACGGTT